AAGGGAGAAGTTGGGAAGGGTGTTCAGCGTAAAAGATTTAAGGTATCCAAAGGGAAAAGAAATTTAGAATTGGTTCTATTTAATAAAGATTTTGGTGCTGAATATCAGCGTAATCCTGTAGTTGCTGGTGTATCTATTACAAGGAAGGTTGATGCTCTTGCTGGTACACCTGGGGCTAGTAAGTCTTGGATGGAGAATCCAATATCTATCTCTGCAGAATTAATTCCTCCACCTTGTCCTAGAAAAGTAAGGGGTGGGGGTGTTGTTACTGAGGTAGAAATAATAGATCCTGGTAATGAATATTCTCCACCACCACCTCCAGGAGAAGGTTATCCTGTTGTTGTGGAATTAGATGATATTATTGTAGATGATCCTGGTATTAACTATGATTGTTCTAAGGATAAAGTGGTGATTGAACCTGCTAACGGAGCAGAAGCTTCTTTAGTATGTGATAATTTTGGTAGGATTAAAAAGGTTAATCTAGATAATCCTGGTAATGGATTTACTGGATGGCCTGATATTAGTATCGATAGTCCTACAGGAGTTGCTGCTGCACTTAGACCAAAGTTTAAAGTTACTCGTGAACTACCTCCTGCTGTCATGATTGAGCAGGGTCTTGATCCTGATAAATTAATACAGGTTACTGATCTTGTTGGACTCAAGCAGACAGGATACTATGACGGTAAACCTTACTATGGTGCTGTCTTCTATAAAAATGGTGTCAGATATGCTGGATACTATGAAACCACTGGTGTTCTAGTTCCGATATATGATACATTGCAAGAAAGCATCGATGGTATGGTTACTACACCTGCATCTGCGATCCTTAGACAGGGTACTGATATTGCAAGTGATGATCCTAATCTTGACATCCCTAATACTCCCGACAATCTTATTTAAATATGGATAGGTTATCTAGCACCGCTAAAAAGAATTATACTGAGGTAGGACTTGGTAATGATTTAGGTCACATTAAGTTTGGTCATGTTAACCAGAAAGGTGATGTGACAATGGCTGTTTGTGTTGGTGTGGGTCGTGAGGGTTCTGATGATTCTCGTCACCAACTTAGTTTTGAGAGTGATGGTAAAAGAAAAGGTTTTACTACTCTTACTACACCTACACAATTTAGAGTGGAGTGTGGTAGGAATTGTAAAGAAGAAGAGAATGCATTAAATATAACAGCACAGAATGGTGACATCTCTCTTGTTTCTTTGAATGGTAAGATTAGATTATCAGCAACCTGTATTGAATTAAATGCAACAGGTGAAGGAACTTCTAAAGGATTGATTAAATTAGATTCTACTGAAGCAGTTAAAGTAGAAACAAAGAAACTACTTGTAAATACTAAAGTGATTTATAAGATAGTATCTACAGGAACTGGTGAGATAGTTGCCAATACTGCATTAAAGATGTATGCTTCTATAGTAAAAGGAGTTACTGATGCTGTGAAGGTTAAAGATTCTAAGAACCATCATCAGAAATACCAGAGGGAGAACATGTATCATGCACCTAATTCAGCACATAGTGCTAGTTCAATTGATGTTAGAAACCAATAAGGAGGAATAACTAATGACAATGAATTTTGACGATGTTCAAGTCGGTGGACAACTTATGATAGGCACAGGAGCTCCTCCTGCTGTTGGTCAAGGAAACCGAAGAATAAATGGGTCTCTTTATGCAGAAGGTCCAGTTCTTTTTGGTGACCAATCAACTTATGGTCGTCCCTCACAAGATAGTGCTACATTATTGTTAGCTCCTATGACTAATGGGGATAAGCATTGTCCTCATCCTACTGATAGTCTTGGGGTCTCTGGTAACTTGCCTATGGTATTAGAAACCAAGGGTAATGTTTTATTAGATGGTGATCTATATGTCACAGGGTCAGTTGATTGTTTGTCTACTGGGAGATTGGAAGCAAGACATTCAGTAGCAGATGGTCTTCCTAAGAAATTTGATATCCCTCATCCATCTGAGAAAGGAATGCGTCTTGCTCATGCATGTATCGAAGGTGCAGAAGTTGGTGTTTATCATAGAGGAAGACTTAGGAATGAAAAGGAGATTTTCTTACCTTCTTATTGGAAAGATCTAGTGCATGTAGATAGTATTACAGTACAACTTCAACCTATTGGTGCTCATCAGGATATAATTATAAAGAGATGGGATGATGAGAAAGTATATCTTCAAGCAAAGGGTGGTATGCCTATTGATTGTTTCTATCATGTGTATGCTGAAAGAAAGGATATTAACCCATTAACAGTAGAATATGAAGGTGAAACATGGGAAGATTATCCTGATCCCACAGCAATTGATCCTAAATATTCTGGTCAAAATACTATAACTCGTTGACATCTATTAAAATGGGTGGTATAGTGGATGAGTATGATAAGTGCTTGGATGGACGAAGAATATTTAATGAAGTGTGTTGTAGACCCACTTAAGAAAACTTTTTATCTCTATTCTAATGAAGGAGATACAAAGGAAGTTGTCTGTGATAACACAGATCAGTTTATGAATGTATTGAATCTTGTTCGTGCAACTTGTCCTGAAGGTAGGTTAGTTTACACAGAACCTCTTACTCAGGGGAAAAACGACGTTTGATTTCAAAAAAGTCGGAAAAAAACCCCGCCAATTTTTCCCTCGTGTAAGGTTTGGCAAGGATTTGTTTGATGATAAATAATCCATAACGGCTATACGTGTTAATAAGATGGGTCTCTCCAGATTAGATAATTTCTTGAAATCAGTAAGAGGAACGATCCTCTATGTTAACCCTAATGACCTTGATGCTACAGACAGTATTGAGAATCAGGGTAATTCGCTAACCCGTCCTTTCAAGACTATTCAAAGGGCATTAATAGAATCTTCAAGATTTTCGTATCAGAAAGGATTAGATAACGATAGATTTGGTAAAACAACGATATTACTTTATCCTGGAGAGCATGTAGTAGATAATAGACCTGGTTATATTCCTGATGGTGCAAATAATTATAGACTTAGAAGTGGTGCAATAACTAATGATTTACCTCCATATGATTTAAATTCAAATTTTGACTTAGATTCACCTAATAATGAACTTTATAAGTTAAACAGTGTATATGGTGGTGTTATAGTTCCTCGTGGTACATCTATAGTTGGTCTTGATTTAAGAAAAACCAAGATTAGACCAAAATATGTTCCAAACCCAGAAAACGCAGAAATTGAAAAATCAGCACTTTTCCGTATAACAGGTGATTGCTATTTTTGGCAATTTTCCATGTTTGATGCAAATCCTAATGGAAAGTGTTATCTTGATTATACGATAAATGAGTTTGTTCCTAATTTTTCACACCATAAACTAACTTGTTTTGAATATGCAGATGGTGTCAATAATGTAAGTATTAATGATGATTTCTTAACTTACTCTACAGATCGTACTGATTTGCAGATGTATTATGAGAAGATTAGTATTGTATATGGACAATCTTCAGGTCGTGCAATTGAACCTGATTATCCAAGTACTAATCTTGATATTCAACCAAAAATTGATGAATATCGTATTGTTGGTTCTACTGGTTTATCGGTTGGAATTACAAGTATTAAATCTGGTGATGGAATAACTCCAACTTCAGATATTACTGTTACTACTGAAGAGGCGGTTCCTGGATTGGATGTAGATACACCTTTCCGTGTTTCTGGACTTGCTGCTTCTGGTTATAATGGTCAGTTTGTAGTTTCAGAGAGACCAACTGCAACAACTGTAGTTTATCAAGTACAAAATCCTCCAACAGTAGCACTTCCTTCTCCAGCAGGTTCTACTTTGGCATTAAGTTCTGATACTGTTACCTCATCTTCACCATATATCTTTAACTGTTCATTAAGGTCAGTTTATGGTATGTGTGGATGTCTTGCTGATGGTAGTAAGGCAACTGGATTTAAGTCTATGGTTATTGCTCAGTTTACGGGTATTGGACTACAGAAGGATGATAATGCATTTGTTCTTTATAACACAACCACTGGTGTATATGATGATAATTCTGCTGCAAGTAAACCATTAAGTACTGATTCTAGAGCAGTATACAAACCTTCTTACAGAAACTATCATCTTAAAGTAAATAACGATGCTGTTGTACAGGCAGTTTCTGTGTTTGCTATCGGTTATGCAGAGCATTTTGTAACTGAGAGTGGTGGTGACATTTCACTTACCAACTCTAACTCAAACTTTGGTGCAAAATCTCTTGTATCTACAGGATTTAAACAGAATTCATTTAAGCAGGATGATAAAGGATATATTACTCATATTGTTCCACCAAAAGAGGTTCCATTAACTGAAACTTCTGTTGAGTTTGAGTTAGTTGATGTATCTAAAACTGGTCCTGTTGCTGGTATAGGTTCTACTGCAAATCTTTATTTGTATGGACAGACTAACCAAGATGCTCCTCCTGAGAATGTTTTGGAGGGTTATAGGTTTGGTGCAAGAACTGATGATAGTTTAAAAGTATTAGTTGCGAATGAGGGATCTATTACTGAGTATAGTTCAAGAATTGTAATGCCAGGTTCTCAGTCTAGTGCTGAGAAAAACTTTACTGTTAAGCAAGGTCCAACAGGAATTAATAGTATTGGTGCAAGAAGTGATGGTGGAAACCCAGATGTTATTACTTTAACTGCTGCACATGATTTCCTTGAGGGAGAATCAATTCGTATTGTTAGTGATAATGGTAGACTTCCTGATGGTTTGGATGCAAATGAGGTTTATTATGCTATTACTTCTGGACAGACTGCTAATACTAATATTAAAGTTGCTGAGACATTTGATGGTGCATTGAAAGGTAATGCATTATCTATTAATGATAAGGGTGGATTATTAAAAGTTGTAAGTAGAGTATCTGATAAGAACTCTGGAGATATTGGTCACCCAATTCAGTGGGATATTACTAATTCTCAATGGTATGTTAAAGCTGCTGCTGATCTTGCTGAGAATGGAATATATTCAGCGATTGTAAGTCTTGGAACTACTGATCTAGGTGCAGCAACTCCTAGAACTTACATTAAGAGAAAGAGTGATAATAGAAACTCAATTGATACAGTATATCGTGCAAGATATGTAATTCCTAAAGATGGTGGTATAGCAAGACCTCCTAGTGATGGATATATCATTCAAGAGAGTAATACTTCTAGTGGTGCTTCAAATACTGAGATTCAAACTTACTTTGGAACTGGATCTATTACTAATGAGAGTGAGCAAAGGAACTTTAGATTTATTGCCGATGCAACATGGGATGGTACAAATGTTAATGTAGTTACTGAACTTCCACATAATCTTTCAGTTGGTTCTAGAGTTCAGTTAGTTAATGTTAAGAGTTCTACTAATACTACTGCGACTTTAAATTCTGGATATAATAAAGAGTTTGATGTTATTGGTATTACAGGAACTAAAAACTTTACTGTTGGTTTAACAACTAATCCAGGAACATTTACTAATGATACTTCATTAAGAACAACTGCTTTACCATACTTTAAGAGAAAAACTTTTAAAGACACATATTTTGTTTATAGAGCAGAGGAAGCAAAGAAATATGTTTCAGGTGAACAGGATGGTATTTACTACTTAACTTTATTAAATGCATCAAACTCAACTCCTGTTACTCCATTTACTAATGAGAAGTTTGCTCAACCTGTAAGTGATCTTTATCCTCAAACTAATAGGGATAATCCAAAGTCTGACCCTGATCC